GTGCTTGCTATGAACTTGTGCCTTAGGCTCAAAGTTCTTTGCGCTTTTTGCCTCGACTGGTTTTGCACCGTAGTTTTACGCGGTCGCACCAAATCCCAAGCTTTCAGCAGACCCTAATTAGGGCCTGCTGGATTCCCCTGGGCTTCATGGGCGGATATGGTGTCTTTATACTGGCAAACAGCGCGGCCCCGCCCTTGCGCTGCTTGACGTACTCCTCAATCATCAGCTTCGCCCGGACGCTGAAATAGACCGTCCGCTCCTTGTTGCCCTTGCCGATCACTTTCACGCTGCGCTCATGGAAGTTCATCGTGGAGAGGTCAATATTTGCTGCCTCGCTCAAACGACAGCCGGACGATACCAAAAACTCCACCAGCGCCTTTTCCTTGTAATTCCTGCACGCATTGCGGAGCCGTTCCAGTTCCTCCGACGATAGGGCGTGCCGGGTTCTTTTTTTGTCAATCTTAATTGATTTTATTTTAAGCATGGGATTTTTCTTGATTACACCCTCGATATAGAGCCAATTGAAAAAGGTGCGAAGCGTGTTGATGTGGGTCTGTAGGCTGCTCTCTTTGAGGTGGCGTTCCTCCGACAAATAGGAAATATAGGCCCGTATGTCGTCCGTGGTTATTTTTGCAACATGTTTATTCACCTGCGCCGCAAAGGTGCCCAGGGTAAAACGGTAGTTTTCTATGGTCTTGGCAGACAAGCCGTCAATTTTCTTGGCTCCTAAAAAGTAAGTAATGCGTTTTTTTAGGTTGCTTCTGCCGGTGTCGGCCTCTCTGGTGACGGTATAATTCTGTAAAATGCAATAAAGCTGCTGCGTAGGGTCAAACGGTGGAGCGTCCCCCATCCATAATGCCAGTAACTTGTCTACAAGTTCGTTTCTTGCGTCCATTGTGCCATTCCTCCCATTTATGTAGTCATAAACAAGAGTATAGCAAACAGGGCAGTGTTCTAGCCATCCTCAGAACATTCGTCTAATAAGGCGAACACCGAGGAATTGCTTGCCGCCCACGACAATGACCTGGGCGCGCACAGGGATATCGTTGAAAATCAGCGCGGCATCCTGGCGGGAATAGCCGAGGACGTTGGAGTCCAAGCCGCCGCAGCGCTATCCCATGACAAGAGCGCCACCGCGCATCCAGACATCCGAGCTATACTGGCCGTGCTGACCGCCGAGATCCAACTGCTCAAGGATACCCTGATCGTGGCGATGGAGCAACGGCTGCTCTACATGGTCGGGGACCTCGCCACGGTCGAACTCCGGGAGGGCGTGTACAACGCGGCGCTTTCCCGGATTGAGTGTTAAGGAGGGGGTAGGATATGGCAGCGGTAAAGTTAAGCACCAAGGCGGTCGGCTCAAAAGTAAAAATCAAGGTAAACGGCACAGCGCGAAACTTCATCGTCATACATCAAGGATTGCCGTCCTCCTTGTATGATTCCAGCTGCAACGGCACTTGGCTTTTGATGGAGGATGTCTACGAAACGCGAGCATGGCACAGTTCTAATGTCAACGATTATGCCAACAGTACGATTCACACCTACCTGAACGGCACATTCCTCGCCCTGATTGACTCAACGATCAGCAGCCAGATCAAACAAGTGAAAATTCCATATCGTGCCGGCAGCGGCACCAGCAAGACCGTCACCAGCGGCAGTAGCGGCCTGTCGGCAAAGATTTTTCTCCTGTCCGGTTATGAAGTGGACTCCGGGAGCGCGACTAATCTGCCGGTGGATGGCGCAGCCTTATCCTATTTCTCCGGCATATCCGACGACAAGCGCATCGGTTATCTCAACGGGACCGCCACCATCTGGTGGCTCCGCTCTCCAAGCGCAGGCGCCTCGACGGGCGCGTGGTACGCCCGCGCCACCAGTGGCAGCTGCACCTACGGCGGCTGTGCCGACTCCCATGGCATCCGGCCCGCATTCGTTCTTCCAAGTACGCTTTATGTTGATGACAGTTCAAACGTTTTCGCACCCACCACCCCGACAACGCCCGCAAGCATTACCGTTCCCGCCACAATAAAGGGCGGCGAGGCGTTTACCGTTTCATGGGGCACATCTACCAGTGCGGACGGCTTGCTGGGGGGATACCGTTTAGAGCGCCAGATCAACGGCGGCGTATGGGAGCAGATTCAGCAGGGTACCGCGACAAGCAAATCGGAAACTCTTGCGCTGAATCAAGCCGACACCGTCGCGTACCGTGTCAAGGCATACACCACGGCGGGGATGGAGTCCGCCGCCCGGACAAGCGCGACCATAACGGTCATCAACAACCAGCCCCCGACGACCCCCAGCGCCATCACCTGCAGCCGGGTCAGGGCGGGTAATTCGGTTACCCTCACCTGTGGCGCATCCACCGACCCGGACGGTGACGCGATCACCTACGTCTGGGAGCGCCGCGTCGATACCGACGTCTGGAGACAGATCGCCATAACCAGTACGACAACCACCACCGACACCGTTCCCACCAGCGGCACAAATTATCAGGTACGCGTCAGGGCCGCCGATACGGCGGGCAACGAGTCCGCGTATCGGACCGGCGAGGCTGTTCCCATCATCTACAACGACCCGCCCACCGTCACCGGCAGCGACCAGGACCTCGGCGATCTCACCGCGAGCGGGATCGGATACGCCTACACCGTCACCGACGACAACGACGCGAACATCTCCGTCACCGAGCGGCTGGACGGCGCGGTTATCCGCACCTATTCCGCCGCGAACGGCACCGAAAATACCCTATCCGTCTCCGGCGACGCGTGGACAAAGGTCCTCAACGGCAGGCATACCGTCACCATCACCGCCACTGATAGCAGCGGCGAGAGTACCACCCGCACGCTGACCTTTACTCGCAATCAGTCGCAGATGTCGGTGCTCGTCAAAAGCCCGAAAAGCAGCGAGTTCCGCCCCACGCGCATGGCCCTGAACCTCAGCGCGGCGATACCGGCGGGCGCTGTATTACAGGTTCTCGCCTGCAACAACGCCCTCGACGATTCCCCGGCCTGGGAGGACGTCACGCAGGCGATCACGATGAACCAGGCCCACATCTTTGCCAATAAATCGAAGACGGCCGCGAGCTGGGCGGTCAATGTCCTGATCTCGGTCGACCGTGGCGGCGCGGAGGGCGATTGTTATGTTGTCGGTTTTGTTTTGAGCTACGATACCGACAACAGCGCAGCGGTGGCGGCGCTTCTTGTTGATCAGGAATATCGAATGACCTTGCTGGAATTGGGGGTGATGTAGGTGCTATACAACACGATTAAGAAGCTGATTGCGCTGGGCCGGACAGAGGGCCTCGCGGAGAAGATCGACGTATTCTACGCAGCGGGCAAGCTGACCGGCGAGCAGTATGCCGAACTGACGGCGGCGCTGGAACAGGAGGGCGAATAAGCACCGAGTATCTTCGCGTTATTTGCCGAATGTTCGTAAGGTGCTGAATGAAGCTGCAACTGATTTGCAATTTAAGCGCATTTTTATCAACCGCTCTGCCTTATATCATCAAAAGTTCGCGAAAACAGGCGGGGCCGGAGCGTTTCCGGCCCCATCCTGCGAACATTCGGCAAATAAGGTGCGAATCTGGGCATTAGTAATATAACTCCTGTGCTTTGGCGGCTTCGGCGGCTGCAATCTGCTCTGGCGTTGCGGTTTCCTCCCATACGTTGCCAGTCCAGCGGGGCGCTACCATATTGGACGGCGGGGGAGCCTCGATCAGCGTTTCGCCGGGTTCCAGATCATAGGCATACGGGACTGCCGTTCCGTCCTCTTTACTGATAAGTAACACAAAAGTTTTGTAGTAGCTGTCACGGTTAACGACACAACGGTGCGGATTTCCAGTCATAAAATCATTTCCTTTCAGATTATAGTGTAGAAAAGGAACAAAACAGGCTCAATCCAGTGTCCTCTAAATTTTTTGTTGAGCGGTCAAAATACACATTACCGTTGGCATTTACAACAAGTCTGGCGGTGTTTTGTTCGTTTAATTGAGACGATTGCAACGTAGCGAAAGCAATAGTTTGTCCGGAACGAAATCCCTCTGGCAAAACAAAAACTGCCTCACCTAGCGTCACATTGCCAACCCATCCTTCAAGAAATATTATATTTCCATCTTTCCTGTACCTTACTAATGAACCGCTACGAATAGTAACACCGTTTATTAATTCGGCATTTATCCAATTTGGCGTTTCTATATTCACCTTATTAGACAATTCTGCAAATAAATGAGGATGGGCCGCTTCATCGTCGTTATGGGCAACAATATCGCGCTTGGTAGCTATGACGATGGTGGGGTCAACCTTCCATTCCAGCACCTGCGGATGAGTAAAGGCTATTGATATAACGAACTCGCTTTCCGCTGTCACCCCGTCCTCAAAATGCACCAGCTGCATTTCGGGAGTATTGGCCACGCCGATCAGCCGCCCCCGGTCGTCCTCAATCCCCATTTCGCGGACAGTAAAGCCGCCGACATCCGAAGGGATAATGGTCGTAAAATTGATTACGTTGGGGTCTGCGGGGTCGATTTCTGCGCTGTTGACATTGCCCCGCCACACTTCGCCCCTCAGCTCGGTCATGTCCGCAGTGGGCTGGTAATAGCCGCCGCCACCGTCTCCCAGTATAAAAGTAGTGACATTAACCTTCTGGCCCAGCAGGAAGGCATTGGCCATGATTGCGTTGCCCGTGCTGGTCGGGATAGCATAATATTGAGTTGCCATACTGTCGTCATTCTCCTTTCGCGTTTGTTCTGATAAGGCGATGCCCCTTTATATACACACTGGTGTTTGCTTCTCCCGCAGCCGTCACGGTTTGGGGCCTGTAGGGCCGCACTTTCATGTATACCCCGCATTTATGGCGCATGGGGACGCTTGTTTTCACGGTCTCCAGATATAGATAAATGATGGTATATTTCAGGTGTGCCGGGATGATATAATCCAGGCTGTCATAAATAGCTTTCGGGCCTGCCGGGCTGCCTCCGTTGCGGGATATTACAATATCAATGGCCACATCCTCATATTCCACAACATGGGAAGGGCAACCCGACACTAGCGTGGCCAGGTACTCCAGCCAGGCTTTCGTAATTGTCCGGTTGTTATTGATGCTGGCCTGCACCTCTAACTCCGCGATAACTGCCATCAGGCGGTTTATCATCTGTTCCTCTGCCTGGAGCAGGTCGGCCATCTGCGGCATTGTCCGCACCCGCCTGGGCAGCATGTATTCATCCGTTAGCGGCATACAGGTTCACCTCCACCAGCCGGAAATATTGGTCAAAGCTGCCCTCGACGGCCTCCATGCCGCCATTCACCTTAAAATCCAGGACATCCGCCACGCCGCCCACGGCAAACAGCATGCTGTTCAGCTTGTGGTAACTCAGGGACGGGTTCTGCTTGCTGAAGGTCATCTCCAGGAAATAGGACTGCAGGCTTGTACGGTATGCACTTGTCACTTCCTCCAGCGTGTACCCGCTCCGCAGGCTCACCTGCCCGTAGACCGCGATGTCGATTCCCTCCATACCTGATACAACGGGAACGCCGCCCACGGGCCGCTGGGTCAGGATATGCGCCGCCACAGCGTCCAGCAGTTCCTGCGTAGGGGTGTCGGCTGTGTCGGTGACCACGGCAACCTTGACGATGCCGGAGCCGTCCCGCAGGCCCACAGCGCGGGCATTGCCCACCTTGTTGGATGCTTGCTTCGCCCAGTACACATAATGGTTCTCGTTGCCGCTTGTGATTAACTCCTCATGGTTTTGCGCAATCAGCGCCTTTATCGGCCCCAGGTGCATCGCGCTGATCCGCGCGAACTCCTCCGCAACAGCTTGCAGGTTATCCATCGTGAAGCCGCCTTCTATCTTGTTTGTCGCGTTCTGCAGGTCGGCCCGCATGCGCGCCAGTATACTCGCTGCGTCAAAATCCATTATGCCAGCACCCCCTTTGCCGTCCATGTAATTGTATCGCGGCCATATATTGTATCACAGTCAAACTCCACCACCAAGCCGCCCCCGGATTTCTCAAATACAAAGTTGCTCAGTTCGGTGATATACGGGTTCACCATCAGCGTTTCGACAATAAATCGCTTGATTTCCGATTGCAATATGTCGCTATTAATAACCTTACCCACCAGCGTGTGGATTTCGCTGCCGAAGGCTGCGTCATACGCCACATAATGGAAACGCTCGGTGGACAGCGCTTTGTATATCCATATCCGCAGCGCCGGGTTGCCTTCAATCAAGTAGGTGTTGCCGTCCCGGAGCAGCAGGGTGTTGTTCTCAAAGTCATATGCGTATTCGCGGAACATCGGCAGGGCCTGCTCCTGCTGCTCCACCAGGCTCTCCGGGTTGATGAATGGGAAGACGCTCACTGCCTCACCGCCTTCGCCAGGACGTAGAACGCCGCGCCCATCCGGTAGACGACAACATCATCCCCGGATTTCAGCACATACCGCTTGTGGAACTCTTTCAGAAACCCGGCTATTGTTTTACATGCCGGGCAGCAGTCCGGCTCCTGCGCGAACACCTGGGGCAGTTCCTCCGATTTCCATACCAGTGCCGGGTTTATATACAGGTTTTGGCTGATGGTCTGTCCCCAGGTGGTAATGGTCAGCGGCTCCGTCGTCTCCACTTTCGCAAAGGCCATGCCCGTCTCGGACGCGCTCTCGCTGCTGCCGGGGGGCTTAAAGGCCGCCGCAAAATCCACCGCCCAGTTTGACATGTCCGCAGCCTCCTTCCTTACGCGCTCTTGTTATCGTCAGTCTTGTCAAGTTCCTTTTCGTCCATCATGTTGGAAAATGCCAGCGTCAGCTGCATTTCGCCCATCCCGTTAATAAACGTGTGTGTGTCGCTCTCAATGTAGAAAAAGCCGTACAGGCCGCTGACCGGCTCCTGTATCGCTATGCCGTACCCCGACACCGCGCGGGTATCACTCAGAGCCGTCACGGAGCCGGACTGCTCAATGCCCTGCATTAGCGCCTTTGCCTCCGCTTCATCGTCCTTTTCATCCTGCTGTTTGTAAATCTTCTGCACCGTCCCGTATTTGTCCGTGGGGTAGTCGGTGCTTTGAACCGTCCGCACCGGGTTCCCGTTTTTATCCGTTATCAAGACACGGTTCACCATCGGCTGCAGGCTGGTTTTGTAATTTGCATCCAGCAGGTTGTAGGTGCCCTCCAGCACCACCCCGCAATATTTGCCCTTTTTGATGACGTGGAGCTGGTTGACGTTCTTCATCAGTGGGATGTACTTTTTCCCATTCTTCCGACTGGCGGCCGTGTAGGCCGACATGATGGCATCATACGCCTTTTTCCCCAGGCACGGGGAATAGACCTGGATACCCGTCTTTGCTGCGGAGCCGAAGGGGATTTCCAGGTAATTGCACACCCAGGCCGCGATGTTCTCCGGCGTGTCGCTGAATACCTTGTTAATCTCCGAATTGTTGATATAAAACATCAGGTCAAGGGCCGTATAGGTCACCAGGCCGCTTGCCACCGACATGCTTATATCCATCAGGATGCCGCCGAAGATGATCGCGCCATCTTTCTTCAGCAGCACTTCATCCCCCTCGGCCAGAGTCACCTTCGGCAGGTATTTGTCGCTGCTCTTTTGGACGATAGAGAACTCCAGCGTGCGCGCCACCTGCCGGGTGTCGCCTTTCCAGCTGATTTTCTCCACCACTTCGCTCAGGTCTTTGGTGCTCACAATTAACTCCATCATGGTATCGTGTACACCTGCCCCGGATAGATTTTATTAGGATCGCCGCCGATCACGCCCTTGTTGGCCTCATAGATTTTTGTATACTGCGCGCCGTCGCCATAGAATTTCTTAGCAAGGTTCCACAGGCAGTCCCCGGACTTCACCGTGTAGGTCTTGGGGTTCTCCTGGGTGTTCGGGCGGTCACCCAGCCCGTTGTCCCGCACTTTCGTGTCCACCTTGACCGTGGGCACGTTCAGCGTCCGGTTCTCGGAAAAATCAACCGTATAATAAATATCGCCGTCGCCCTCGCGGTACTGCTGACGGATGCCGTCTATCAGCATCGCCTTGTTGAAGTCCATGTCACTGACGATGACGCGCACGGCGTTGCCGCCGTCCTTCCATTTCTTCAGCTTCTGGATGTACTCCTCCGGCTCCATGTCCGCCAGGTGGTAAAAAGGGGAACGGCTGCCGGGGAAAAAGCTGGACAGGGGGCCTGTTACAAGTCCCCTGTTTCCCGCCAGGTTGACCTCGCCCATGTTCAGTAGGGTCACCTTTTGGTTCAGCTGCGTCTCCGTGAAATCTATCTCCGGGGGGTTGATGGGCAGCGTGATGCTCTCCCTGCGGTTCCGGGCGGATATTTCTATAATCCTGCGTTTGCGGGCCACATCATTCCCTCCTTCATGCCATGTTCTGGACGGCCAGCACCACCTTCTTGGTGATTGCTTCGCCCAGCTTGTCGATGTCCGCCTCCTCGCGGATGATGATGGTGTCGGCCAGCTTGGCTATAGTCACAGTTAGGCTCCGCAGGATTTTCTCCGCCTTGCTGCTCCCGCCCGCCGTGCGCGGCACCTCCAGCGGCGCTTCCTTCCGGGTCAGCGCCTGCAGGATGCTTTCGGGCAGGGACACGCCCTGCTCCTCATCCCGGCTGCGCCTGGTAATTAAATCGACAATCGCCGCCACGCTTTGTTGGATGCGCTCCATGACCGCTTGGACGACGACGCTGCCCTGGCCCCCTCCGGCCGCCAGCACTGTCTCCCGCACGGCCTGTGTCTGGACAACGGACTGCCCGGAGCCTCGCGCAAATTGCACGCTTTCCTTGTTCGGCAATATCCGGGTGCCTCCCGGCAGGTCAACTAACTCTGGCCCGCGCTCTCCCACCCAGGTGGGGCCGCCGCGCCAGTTGTTGGTGCCTTCGGCGTTGGTGCCCGCTTCTGAGCCGCCACCGCCTCCCAGCTTGTCGGCTATCCAGCCGAAGGCTCCGGCGATGTTGCTGACTACCCAGCCGACACCCTCCACAATCGGCTTGATGATGCCCCACACAGTTTGCAGTATCTTCTGGATGCCGGGGAACACCTTTTGAACGACGTTAAAAATGATTTTAAATACGTTTATCGCAAGGTCAAGGACGGGGGACATCACGCTCCAGGCCGTGCTCAGTATGTCGGAAATAAGCGGGGCCGCCGTGCCGATCACATCTTGGATAAAGCCCATTTTACTGCCAACAAAATCAATAACCGTGCCCACCTTGTCTCCGATGCTGCTGAAGATGGTGTCAAAGACAGGGGCCAGGGTGGAGACCACTGTGCCGATGCCCTCAACCATTCCGGCGATAATCGGAGCCGCCGCGCTGATGACATTGCCTATTGTTGTGATTACTGTTTCCAGGACGGGAAGAACGGAAGGGATGACCGCCTGCACCGTGTTGATAATGCTGGCGATGGCGGGCATGGCGGCTGTGGACACCTTCTGGATCGTCCCCATGACCGAAGTTCCGAACTGTGAAAGAACGGGAAGCATGGGCTTAAAGCCCTTTATAATTCCGCTTAATACGGGCTTTATATCGGCGGCGCTCTTGGAAAAGCCGTCGAACAGCCCGGATAAAACGGGGCCTATCTGCTCGGCCATCCTGCCGATCCCGTCCATTGCCGTTGTGATCATCGGCCCTAATTGGGTCAGGGCCTTGTCAAGTACCGGGAGGGCGACATCGGCAACCTTCGTGATCGCCCCGGTCAGGGTCTCGCCCAGGGTGCGGATCGTCGGCAGGTTCTTCTGGAGAACTCCGGCCAGCTTGGCCTTCAGACTGATGACAACATCGCCCACTTCGCTCTTGACGGAGTTCATGGCGTTTTCCATCTGCTGGATTTTGCCCAGTTCCGTGTCGGCAAGCGCCGCATTCATGCCGCCCACGCTCTCGTTGATAACGTCGGCAAGCGTCGCCACCTTCTCGGCCTCGGTGCCGTACTTTAGGACGTGCTCCTGTGCTTCGCTGAAGGAATAGCCCAGGCGGGACAGCGCGCTGGTCTGGCCGTTCAGGACTTTGCCCATCATGGTGGCGATGTTGACGGCGTTTTCACCCGTTGCCCCCAGGCCGTACTGCTGCGCCAGCATGTCGTTCATCACGGGCATCAGGTCTTTGAGGCTTTCAACCTCCTCAATATAGGTGCCCAGTTCCTGCATGCCTTCGATGGTTGTACCGCCCGCAATAACGCCGATGCCCTCCTGGGCATTCGCCAGGTCAACAATGGACTGGATTTGCTCCTGCGTCGCGTCCATCGTGTTGCGCATGACCTGGCCCAGCTTGGCCGTGGACTCCATCGTCCCGCGCGCCAGTTCCTCGCTGCCGGAGAAAACGGCGTTTAATGCAAGCCCGCCAGCCGCCGCCACGGCTCCAAAGCCTATGGCCGCCACCTTGCCCGCCTGCGCTATCCCTTTCCCGACAGCGGACAGCGCCTGTGCACCCTTGACAACCACATTCACCACGGGCTTGGCCACCATCTTGCCCACGGCCTTCACCTTGTTGGTCACGCTCTTGACCTTTGCCGTGGCCATGTCCTTGATGGCAACCGCCGTGGTGACCTTTTTGCGCAGCGGCTCCAGCTTCTTCTTCATGCTGTCCATCGCCTTCGTGGCTGCCGTCGCGTCCAGCTTCGCCTGACGCTTCTTGTCCCAGGTCTCCTTCAGTTCCTTTTTGGTCTTCTCTACATCCGAACGAAAGGCGCTCTGCTCCTGCTTGACGTTGCGGAGCACGGCTGTCATGTTGTCTTTCAGTTCAATGGTTCCCTTGATAATCCCCATGACAGCCGCCCACCTCCTCTCACTTCTTCAGGCTGAAAAAGTCCTCCCGCTCCTTCAGGGCCACATTCATAGAGGCAATATAAAAGAGCCTGTCTTCCAAAGACAGGCCCAGGAATTTCTCAGCCTCCCAGCCCTTCTGGACGTAGTAATGCAGCGCGTACACTTCGCCGTCCTGGGTGATTAGTTTTTTAGGTTCTCGACCACCGTGACCTTCTTGCCGCCCAGTACACCGGACAGCTTCATGATCTCCATTGCGATGTCGGTCACTTCGCTCATGTCAAACATGTTTACAATGTCCAGCGGCTCCCGCACCGTCCGCTCCTCCGGGGGCAGTTCCTTCTCCAGCGCCATAACCTCCGTGGCCACCTGCTTTAGGCTCGGCTCCGTCACCGCCAGGTAAATGGCGTATTTGTCGCCGCGCTTGTCGTCCTTGCTCTCATCCATGTTCATGCACTCCGCAATTTCCTCATAGTCCAGATTGCGGATGGTGATGTCGCCGCCGATGGGGTTCCCGTCATCATCCACGCCGTCCTCCAGGCTCGGAACGTGCAGCGTGCATTTTTTCGGGATTTTCTTGTCATGGAGCCGCTGCATGGCGCGGCGGGAAAATTCGGCCAGCTGGGTCTTTTTTGCGCTGTTACTCATTGTCTGCTCCTCCTTATGCGCTGATGCGGTCAAGGTTTATTAGGTCAGTGGGGGTGAAGCCGCCGCTGACTTCCTCCTCGATGATGCCGCCCTTCTCCCAGTTCACCAGGGGCAGGTCGTTCAGCCAGCAGTTGTCGGCGCTGTACCGTTCAACCTGACCGCCAACGGCATCCGGGTCGGCCAGCTTGGCAATGATCTGCATGCGCTTGTCCTGGCCCTTCTTCCACGCTTCATGGATAGCGGTGTACCGGGAATATACCTTCTTGACGGCCAGGGTCAGTTCGCCCTTCAGTCCGGTCATTTTGCTGTCCACGTCAATGTCCAGCTGTACGTCCTCCCGGTTGGCCGACACCTTCAGTTCGATTTTGGACAGTTCCCATATTTTTTCCCCGTCCACCCACACCTCGGCCCAGGTGCCCGACAGGGTTCTATTGCCCTTCTGCTTGCTCATGTCCCGTTACCTCCTTACATGTTGCACACAAGGTCTAAATCTTCCATCGCGTCCACAAACTTGACGTGGCTGGCAAGGAAGACATGGCTGCCCGTGTTGTATTTCGCTATCTCCACATCGTCCAGGTCGTCCACGTCAATGCCCTTGCCCTCAATGTAGAGCCGCTGGGCCTCCAGGTCGATCTCGGCCATGTTGTCATAGCTGCGGTCAAGGACATCACCCTCCAGGGCCTTTTGGTAGGCCCGGACGGCCGCCACAAACGCCTGCTTGTTGTCGTAGTCGTTGATGACCTTGCCGACATAAGAACCTTCAAACGTGCTGCGGATGTCGTCCTGATACAGGTCAACGCCCTCCATGATCTTGATTTTGGAGAACTCCTCCCCGTGCTCCGCCGTGAAGGTGGTCAGACTGTTGACACCGCGCCCGATCTTGTAGTCCTCGCTGTCGAAGGCGATAATCAGCTGCCCCTTGTCGATGCAGTCGTCCGGGTCGTCCTTCAGGTCGCAGCTGGTGATGTCGGACAGAACAAAATAGGTGCTGCTTCGCGCCAGGGAAAGCCCGGCCAGCACGCCCGCGATGCGCGCGCAATACTCGGCGGCGCTGAACTTCGTCGCGGACAGCGTGCTCTGAATGTTGTCCGTCGTGAAGTTGATAATCCCCTCATGGTCGCCCACGCACTCCGCCAGCACCGCCTTGAAGGTCTTGTGGCTCTTGTCCCGCGCCTCCTTGATAAAGGCGGACACCAGCGTCTTGTCGCCTTCGGCAAGCTGGGGGATGGTCAGGTAATTCCACCGCACCACCGCCAGCTGCTTCAGCGCGGCGGACAGGCTCGTGTCGGTGGTCTTCATGCGCAGCACGATTACCTTGTAGGGGCCGCCCTCATAGATCAGCTTCAGGTATTCGTAGTTGCGCGCCGTGTAGTGCTCAAAATCCACATCCAGCACGCTGTTGTAGATGTTCAGCGTCTTGCCGCCCTCGGTGTCGTCCTTCAGGATAACGGCGACGATGCCACGGCTGCTCCGCTTGATGGCGGTCAGTCCTTTGGTCTTGAATATAATGTTAATTTGGGGCAAGCCCATATAAACACGCCCTTTCTACTCGCTTTTGATGGTGGTGTCCAGCTGCTCCATCAGGTCGAATTGCTCCGTGTCCTCCACGCTGTCGGTAAATTCCAGCGTAAAGGTGCAGTGGAGAACTTTGTCCACCACCTTGCAGCCCACCTCCGGCACCGTGATGGCCCGGTCTCCAAAACGGAAAACCGGGCGCACGGCGCTGCCGATCCGGTGGGCCATTGACAAATACTTTCCGTTGCTCTCCGCCCGGTCATGGGCCGCAATGTTCACCAGCAGCCTGTGCCGGGTGTGGTATGCGTCCACCGTCGTGCTTCCGGTGGGGATTATCTCTAAAAAGAAATAATCCTCCAGGTCGTCGGTGCCATCGTCGCCCGCCGTCCTGGGGATTTCCTCATAACAGACTTCAAAGGAAGGATAAAGCCCATTTAAAAGCCCGATTAAAGCATCTTTTATTATTGTGAATACATCCACGGCTCCTCCTCCTTACAAGCTGTGGGTGCTGATGAAGTTATCCAGCCATTCCCGCAGGTAGCCCGGCAGCCTCTCGCTGACCTCGGCCAGGGATATTTCCATCATGTGTGCGCCGGGCACAAAACGATAAACCCCAGGGTGATTTCACGCTTTGCCAGCGCGGCCAGGTGGTCAACATTTCCCCACAGAGCCTCAGAAAAATGCTTTTCACTCCAGGGGTAGGTCAGCACCTGCTTTAGCAGCCTGTCATTTATCTTGGAAACGGGGAAGGCCGTGCCGATGCCGCGCTGGATGGAAAAGCAGCTTTCATAATAGTTGACCTTCAGCATGTCGCCCAGTAAATCCTCCAGGCGGGTGTTGCCGTCTCCGGCCATATCTATCATGTTTTGGTAGATGTTCGCCAGCAGCCGCTCCTTTTGGCTGATGCGGCTTTTCATGGCCAGCGTGTTCAGTTCCAGCATCGCCTTGCTGTCTGCGGCCGGGCCGCTGGCGGCCTTCATGTACTCCTCCACGGACTTCCGCCAGGTGGTGTACTCCTTGCCACTCAGCAGCTGGGCGGCCTGGGCCTCGGTCAGTTGGTTGTCCGTGGCAAAGCGGGCAAACAGCGCATTGATTTCCTTCTCCACGCTGTAGGCTGCCTCATCGTAAAGGAAAATCAGTTCCTTGACGTAATCATCCGCGCGCCTCTCATTTGCCAGCAGCCGCTCCTTTGCCTCCTCTATCCAATAACTGCGTGCCCGGCTGCTCATGCCTGCTTACCATTGCCCTCCTGGGGCGCTGCCGCTCCGGCCGTGGCCTGCTGCTCCGCTGCCGCCAGGGCCTTTGCCACACTGTCATAGCTTCCAAAACCCCGCATGTCTTTTTCCTTTTCCTCCTCCAGCTTGCGCAGTTCGTCCTGTACGTCGTCAATCGTCGGCAGCAGCTGCAGGCGGGTCTCCCTGGAAACATCGTTCGCCAGCATGGTGATGATCTGCGCCACCTCCAGAAGGTTCTGCGGCTTGTTGCGCCGGAACTGGATGTCAATGTCCCGGAAATCATAATGCCCGCCTTGGATATTCAGGATATTGGTGATTAACTCAATGCGCCGCTGCAGGCCCCGTTTGAATTTCCGCTCCTTAATGGCCACCATCTGCTCAAAGCTCCACAGCTTGTAGGAGACGGCCACGCCGCTTTGGTTGCCGCCGAAACTCTGATCCGCCAGGTTCGGGACGTTGGAAAAGGTGTGGATGTCCTCTTTCAGCCGGGTCTTGTAGTTTTCCAGCCCGGTGTCGCCCACCTGCTTGATGAGCCAGTCGATGTCGCCGCCGTCCTCCAGGATGATGGCTCCCTTTTCCTTCATGTCCCGGATGTCCTGGGATGTAACGTCGCCCAGCTTCGATATCTTCAGCAGCGCCTCATCGTTGTATTGGAAATAGTTGGCCGTGTTGCTCTGAACACGGTTGTAGCCGTCGATCAGGCTGATAACACCCTCAAAGTCGCCCAGGCGCTCCTCGTTGTTGATGTACTCCACAAAGGGAGCGTCCTGCCAGTAGTGCTCCACCATGTCCAGCAGCTGCAGACGGCTCCCATTAACGGATCGGAAATACCAGCACACCTCCGGCGTCCAGTATTCCACCTTGCGGATGACGTTCTTTTTCCGGTCGGTGGAGCGGATGGTGCGGATCGCCGCCAGTGGCGCGCGGTTGCCTGTCTCGCAGATCAGGATGCAGTTCTCCGGGTTGACCTTCACAAAGCGCACCATCGCGTCCTCATCGATGTACAGCATTTCAAAGCAGGTGCCGTCGATGCTCCCGGTCTTTGCCAGTTCCGTGTTGTGGTCTTGTTCGTCGTTGTAGTCAAACACGTCCTGCACCTTCGCCAGGTATTCGTCATTGTTGGAATTGTAGACCACGGGCTTGCCCACAAAATAGCCCACGGCCGTGTCGGTGATATACTTCGCTATATTGTTCACCAGGCGGTTGTTCGGCGCGGTGCTGTCTTTCTTTGTGGAGCGGAGGATGTCGTGGTCGCCTGTGTAGTAGCCCTCCAGCCTCTTGTAGCGGCTGCTGTCCTCGTTTTCCGTCACAATTTCCCGGATGTCCTCCTCACCCAGCCCGGCCGCGCTCTCCCTGTCCATGTAGATTACCGGCACCATTCCACCTCCTTATATTCCTATATCCGCCCGGTCAAGTATGCGGAAACGCTTGGACTTCTTCGCAATCGTGCGGCACCCCTCCAGCGCGTCAGCGCCGTCGTCGTGGGCCGCCATCGGGAAGTGCTCCAGCTGCTCCAGCAGCCTCTTGTGGCGGGCATTGAATTTGATATATTTGTTTTTGATGTCAGGCTGCAGCGTCTGTATGCGCATCACCTTGTCGGTGCTCTGGCTGACCTCCTCAATGGGAAGGTACAATCCGGCGCGGGCGCTGGCCTTCGCCAGTTCCTCTTTCAAAAACCACTGGAATTGGTTGGTCTCCGCGCCCAGCTTCTTGTAGCCCCGGCCGTACTCCCGCCGCAGCATCCGCTCCTTGTCCAGCACATCGGTGATGATTTTGTCCGGGTGCCTGCGCTCAATATCGGAATCCAGCACATACATGTAGCCCGTGGCCTTGTGTTTCGCAATCGTGATAATGGCGGAAAAGTCGCTCTTTTTGCTCTTGCCCAGGGAAGGGTCAACAAAACCGAAGAACTGGAAGGCCCTGTCCTTCCAGTCCATTTCCGCCTCGTTGTAGAAGTCAAACCACTCCGGCAGGAAGATGCAGTCATCCGGGTTGATAGGCTCGTTTTGATACTCACTGTTAAATGCCGACATGCCGTCAGACAGCCGCTTCACCATCAGGTCGTAGTAACTCAGCTTTTCTTCCCACAGCACCTCGGTGCCTTCCAGCATTTCCTCCCGGTGCTCCGCGAAGTACGCCAGCGCCTCCCGCTCCCGGTTATCATTGGACAGGTCGGTGTAGATGCTCTCCCACTCCTGCCAAAGGTCGACGGCGGCAGAGAAAGACAGCACCGCCTGGTACTTGATGGCCCGGTAGGTCGCATTGTTCAAGGTCTTGGCCAGCAGGCTGTCGTAATGAAGCAGGGTGCCGATGTAGATAATGTCCGTGTAGTCGTCGCCCGCCTGGCTCACGGCCTTCTTGAACCAGCTTTCCAGCTTGCTCCGCTGCTCCGGCGTGCGGACGTTCTCGTCGTTTTCCACATCGTCCAGCACCAGCAAGTCCGGCCGCCAGTTCCGGTGCTTGCGTCCACGGATTTTCTTGCCGGAGCCGATGGCCTCTATTTTGATGTTGGTCTTTGTCAGCAGCACGTTGCTCCGCCATACCTTGCCCGCAAGGTTGCCGAAGTCCTCCAGGATGGCCTCGTTTTCCTCAAATTCCACCCGGATATTGTCCAGAAACCCCTCGGCCTGCTCACTGCTGTCCGATATGATGATGGGGTAATGCTTGTATTGATAGAGGACGGCGTGCATGGTGCCCTTGAAAGTCAGCGTGGTACTCTTGGCATGGCCGCGCGGAGCCGCCACCACGCGATGCGCGCCCGGCAGGCGGCTGATGGTCTTTATTGCCTTTGCCGTTGTCGGGCAGCGCCCTTTCAGAACGCCCGCCTGCCATATGTCGTCCAGTTCCCGGTGGAAGGGCGGGGCAGGGCGGCTGAAGTAGTGGCCGAAGTAAGCCCTGCCGAAAAACTCCAGGTCAATGGCTCCCAGCTTCTTCCGCAGGCCGTTTTCGCCCGTCAGCGGCAGCCCGGATTCAAACTCCCGGCGCAGCTGCGCGCGCTCCGGGCTGTTGTCCTTGTTTAAAAACTCTTTGAAAAGCTGTTCAAGTGCCTTTAAATCGCCGCTGTCGTCGTTGTATGCCTTGCTCTCCGCCTCGGCCACCGCCGTCAGCAGCACGTCGATGCTCCGCCGCTTTTTCCTTGCCAATTCTGCCGCCACCTCCTTCCTTGCCGTGTGCCCGTCAGAAACGCCCCACAAGGGCCACGCCGCTCCGGTGGGGCCAGTTCCCGGCCGCGCCCCTTTAAACGCAATTTGAACGCCGTTAAAAGGGTGTTAAACGCTTTTAAAGAAAAAGGGGAAGCAACCGGGGAAAATCAGGGGCTGGATGGTGCGCTTCGCCATCCGGCCGCCTGGTTCTCAGGCCCGGTTCCTTCCTTGCTATGTCCGCCAGCATCCTCGGTAGGGACGAATCAACCTGCCCGGCTCCGCTGGTTTCCTATAGGGGGGTGAGTGAAACGCTCACCCCTTTGTTACTGCGGCGGCTCGGTGTCCTCGCCGCCGTCCTCATCATGTTCCGTGTCGGTTGCTTCCTGCCCGGCCGTCACCACACTCAGCTGCACCGTCTTCTTCTCGCCGCAGATCGTGATGTCCACCGTGGCCTTCCGGTTCCGGGCGTTGACGCTTTCAAGCTGGGGGGTAAACCTCTGCAGGATGCCGTCCACCACCTTGTAGGTGCCGTCCTGCTGCTTCTCCACCACGCTGGGCTGCAGCGGCTCTCCGCCGCCGCTCAGTTCCCTGATCCACTCCGCCTCCAGGAAGGACAGGGGGGATGGGCCGCTCCCGTCTCCCAGGAAACGGATGACGCTGGGGACGGCTTTCACCTTATAGTAGGTCTCCGCATTGTAGCTGACATCCAGGAACACATAGCTGGGAAACAGGGTGTATTCCTTCTGCGTCCAGGCCCCGTCCTTTCGGATGGGTCGGCTTTCCTCTGGGACAAAGGCGGGGATGCCTGCCTCCCGCAATGCGGCCCGGACAGTTTTTTCCTCTCCGGTCTTTACCTGTAAGACAAACCACATGTGGCTCACTCCTTTGTCAGTCCCTCACGCTTCTTCGCGGCCAGGAACTTGTTGACCTCCTGATACAGGTCGGGCCGCTCCTTTGCCATCGCCTGGAAGACAATGGCCTGCACGGCATCCAGCCCGGTTTCCACGGCCTCCTGGTTCTGGATTTCAATGCGTTTCTTGTAGGCGGCCGCTCGGATCAGGCCGTTGGTCTCCCGCATCAACTTGTCGATGCTCACGTCCTGCCAGTCCTCCTCGCTGGTGTTCGCCAGCGCAGTGAACATGTTCTGGCTGGCCAGCCGGATGATGGCCTCCGTGGTGTCCAGGTTCGGGTACTTCTCCATTGCGTCCAGCATCCGGGTGAAGTTCTCCTGCGCGATGGCCAGAGTCTCCAGGTTCGTGTTGAAAGCCTGGGCATAGCGGCAGACGCTTGCCACCGATATGCACACGCCGTTTTCCTTCAAGAAGTCCACAATTTCGGAGTATGTGGAGCCGGACAGCAGCATTTGCTCCACGGCCGCTTTCAGGGATGGCTCCAGCCCGTCTATGATGCCGTGCTTCCTGTTGCGCCGCTTTGCCATACCTCTACACCTCGATCATCTTGTCATCTATACCTCCGGCCAGCAGGCGGATGCCTTTGGATGTCAGCTTCGCCTCCAGCGCCGTGTAGTCGTCGTCCGCCAGGTTCGCGTCCTCCTTGCTGCCGATCCGCCGCAGGTGGATGTAGCTGTCCTCCGCCAGGAAGTTCACGCAGTCCAGGAACTCATCCGCCGACACGCCGCCATCCTCCAGGACAGACTGCACGCCCGTCAGCTTGTTGTACTTGTGCCGCAGGATATTGATGGTGCGCAGCACCTTGCCGTTGTTCTTCACAAAGTTCCCGGCTTTCAGCCGCTTGATGCTATTTTCCATCGCCCTTTTTGTCCCCTTTCATTTCCAGCAGAATGTCCATGATGCGGTCTAGTTTCCTGTCCGTCTTGGCCTGTTCCCGGAAAAAATCGTCTTTCGTGATGTAGTCCTCTTTTATCTGCTTGATGTCGTCCCGGCATTCCTTCATGTCCTTGTCATGGACGGCGCGGGGGGTGTAGTCCTCCCGGATTTTCTTGATGTCGGCCCGGCACTCATCCATCGCCTTGTCATAGTCCGGCTTTTTGATACGTTCCTCCACCGCTTCCTCACATTTATCCACGCGCCCGAATAAAGAGCGTTTTATCAAATACGCCACCGCACCGACAACCGCCGTGCAGATTACCCCAATTAACCACCATGTCCCGGTATCAAAAACCATCGCCGCCCACTCCCAAACAAAAAAATAAAGGTATAGCTTTAGTTCACTATACCTTTAATTCGTTAAGTGTTAAAATAAAGTGCTTTAGAAATTCGCTTTATCCAACATCCGCAAATGACAGCTGGTTGTCCATAGGCCGTGCACGCACCTCGCGGGTAATGTCGGAGACGATGGAGCGGACGCGCACCTCCGTCAGGTTGTACTTCACGGCCAGTTCCCGGTAGTTCCAGCCGTCGAACTCCTCCCGGATGTTTTTGTCCCGCTCCGCACGCTCCAGCTTGTCGGCTTTCGGAATGTAGATGCTGATGCCGCCGTAAACCTCCACCAGCTTGACATAGTTGTCCAGCCCGATCAGTTCCGCCAGCTGCCGCTGCTCCTCATCCAGGTCGGTCATCACAATGTTATCCGTCAGCCGCATCGCCCACCACCTTCCTTTCGCCTGCGTTCTTCACATACTGCTTCAGTACCTCTATCAGCTTTTCACAAGCTTTGAAGGTCACCCAGGCAAAGGGCTGCCGGGGGACTGCGGACAGGTGTAGTTCCTTGCGGATGATACCGCACAGGCGCTCCCCCACGGGCGCGCTGGACGGCCCTGTGTCGGCCGCTTCCAGCTGGTACATAAGTGCCCATACTTTCCGTTGCTGGCCCGACGTGGCCCCGCCAGGCCGCTCCGTGTGCGTTTTCCTGCTTCTCCTCGGAGGAGCCGCACCGCCCTGCCGCTTCTGCAGTTCCTTGATGACCTCGGCCGCCTCGGCCGCCGTCAGGTCTTTGACCGATGCTTTCCCGGTCATACCCTCCACCAGCAGGTGCAGATTGTCCTGGGGGTTACCTCTCTCAACGATGCCCAGCGCCCCGGCAGTCGCGTAGATCGTTTTGATTTGCTCCGCCTTTGCCATGTGCCGCTCCTCCTTTCCGGTGTGTTATCCCGCCTTGTCTGCCTCCAGGGTTTCCTCAACGGTCGCCTTCTCGGCGTTCAGCGTTACCTTGCTGCCTTCCTCCACCTTGATGGCCGCCTTGATGATGGCAATGGCGGCCTCCGTGGAGCCTTTCCACTCGGCTGCCCGCAGTATCTGCGTCAACCACTCCCAGTTGAGAACCTCGGCCGCTAAGTATGCCCAGTCACTTGCAGCGTCCTCATTCAGCCCGGCCACCTGCATCAGCACCTTTTTGTCCCGGTCAAAATTGCCCTTCAGGCGTTTCTTCAGGGTAGTGGCGATCTTCGGGTCGTCCGTGATGGAGGCGATTGTGTCCTCCAGGCTGCCCTCGGTGTAGTTCCCCTGGCAGACCATGCCCAGCAGGCGCTTGCACGGGTCGGTCATCTTCCAGTCGATCTCCTGCTTCACAAAATCCGGCGCGATCTTGCCCAGTAGTTCCCGCACCATGATGAGGGACACGGGCTTTACTGTCTCGCTGTTGGTCACTATCACCTGCGTGTTGGCATTGCCCCAGTATTCCGCAGTCTTCAGCTTGGTGTCCTTCAGGTCTTTTGCCGCCTGCTTCTCAAAATAGCCCCGGAGCCAGCCCAGCCGCTCTTTGATTTTTTCTTGCTGGGCGGTCAGGGTGGCGTACTCATCCACATACTGCTGCATAGGATTTGCCATTGCTTCTCGGTGGCCTCCTTTCCTTATTGCGCCGCTTGTTGGCCGGGCCGTCAAACTCCCCGGCCAGCGCCCTGCGCCACAGCTTCTTCAGCTTGCGGTTGATACGGGTCACCCCGGCTTGCGCCAGGCGGTAGCGCGCCACGTTGCGCTTCAGCCTTCGCATCGCTTCACCTCCTGTTTGTTTTCCTCACTCTGCATTTCACGGGCTTGTGACCGTCACCGTCCCCGGTGGCTGCATTAAGGCGGGCCGGGCGGCCCTAATCAGAATAAACGAAAATCATCTGACCGATCACCTGTTCAGGGGGCTTCTCCTCTGTAATACGTGCCCACACCCCGTTATAATTTTTGTTCATATAGCGTGTTAGTGCCAGTTCGCTGGGTGCCTCGGCTTGAAGACAATACCCTATAAGTTCTTTGCATAGCGTTATATAAAAATGTTTCATACAACCCATCCTTTCATAACTTCATCTGTTCCTCGCGCCGGTACTCCCTGGCATCCTCCACGGCCCTGGCCCACTGCTCCAGCTTGGCCAGCACCTCGGCCCGGTGAAAGGGCATAATGCTGGAATTGAGCCACGGCCGGATGCGCCGGGTCGCTTCGGCCGCCGTGTAGCCGCCGTGGATGTCGTCCGCCACCTGCCGGAAAGCTTCATCAATGCGCGGGTACTTCTCCCGCATTTCGCTGTACCTCATGACCTGTTCCACAACACGGAGGCGAAAAGCGCACCACACTTTGGACAGGTGCCCGGCATATTTAACGCCAGCGCGTCCGGGCGCTCTGCGATGTCCGCGCATATAACGGTCTTGCAGGAGCCACACACGCCCACGGCGGCGGCGTAGTCAGGAGCGCCTGCCCAGTCCACGCCGACAAACAGCGTGGTGTCGTCGAAAATGTATGTCATCCGTATTTCCTCCCCAGCCGCTTCTCCAGCCGGATGTCCCGGCCCTTGAACTGTATCATGGTGTATGTCCCCAGGAGCCTGGAGAAAACCCTGTCCTTGTAGGTCTCCTCCAGCGCCCGCATGTCCAGATTCGTGTTGATAATCGTCGGCAGCCCCGTGTTCATCCGGGTGTTTGCAAGATCGTAAACCTCCGCCTGCGTGTACCGGGTGACCATTTCCGCCCCCAGGTCGTCCACCACCAGCAGGTCGCAGCCGTATATCACCGTGCGGTACTCCTCCGCCTCATCGTCATGCTGGAACTTGGCCTGTTCCAGCTGGTTGGTCAGCCGGGGGGCGGATGCGTACATCACAAGGCGGCCGCTGCGCGCCACACCCTCCGCGATTGCCAGGGACAGGTGCGTCTTGCCCAGCCCCGTGCCGCCCGTGAACAGCAAGCTGCTCTGCGCCCCGGAGAAGTTCGCCACATAGTTCCGGCAGCTGGCCAGCACCTTCCGCATGACCTCCCGCTGCTCCCCTTCGTAGTAGTCCAGGCTGAAGTTGTCGAAAGAACATGCCCGGACGATGGAGACATCACACAGCTGCTCGTACATCAGCTGGTTCAGCACGGCCTGCTTGCACTTGCATGTCCTGCCGCCCTTCACGCCCTTGTCCTCGCATTCCCTGCAATGGAACGGCGGATCCAGGTAGTCCGGGGCCAGCCCGGCCGCCGCCAGCTGCTCCGCCAGATCGGCGCGCGCTGCGTCGTGTTCGGCCTTCAGTTCCTCGGCCCTCCCAGGCTCCCGAAATAACGCCCAGCCCAGCTGTGCCGCCTGGCGCTTCTTTCGGCTGTACGCCTCGTACACGGCCGGGTGGTTCTCCTGCAGGGCTGCCATCCGTTGGTCGTGGATTTCCAGCGCCTCCTGGTGGCGGCGCTGCAGGAGACTGTCCGCCTGCTCAAATAGCCTGCGCGGATATTTCACTGCACCACCTCGCTTTTTCGCCTCACTCTGCATTTACGGGCTTGTGACCGTCACCGTCCCCGGTGGCTGCATTAAGGCGGGGTCAGCGCCCCACTTTGCATCGCGGAATTTCATCTGATAAGACTGCCTCCGCTTCCTGTT